AATCAGCGACGATTGATAGCGCGACCACTCAAGCGGCGACGGCATCCGCAACGTTAAATCGTCGCCTTCAACCTTCACCGTTTTAGTTTTACGTTCAAACCGCTTTCGCAACTGCTCTTTACTAATTGCCATTAATCCCACTCATCTTCAGTTTCATCGTCTTCGTCACCGTCAAGAAGCTCTTGCTCTTGAACCGGCGGCAACGAAGACACGCCCCGGATCTCCCTGCCTAGCTTGCGATTAACTGCGGCCATAACTTCGGCCTGCTGAGCCTCATCCATCGACACAATACACGCAAGCCAAGCATTCTCACATTTCGGCAGATAGCCAATCTGCTGGCCGTCTGCCCTCACAATCCACTGACCATGATCAACACGCTCGCCGCGTAGTCCGGTGCCGACATGGTCAGTCAATTCGATTTCGATTTCTTCGGCCACAATTACGCCTCGGGTGTGAACGCAAGCGACGCCCCAGTCATGCGAAGCGTAAACTCCGCCGACATGGTGTTTTCGTTTTCAAGCGTCGGAAATTGAAACGTTTTGAAAAATGCTTGCCCCGCAAGCGTCGCGCGAGTGACGCCGCTTGTAGCCGTAGAGACTTGTGGAAATGTGATCGTCGCAGTTGAGACACTTCCGTTTAGGGACGGAACGCCAAGCGTAGGACGAAAGAAAATCGTCCCGCTGATTTCGTTTGGCGTCGCCAAGTCTGCCGGGTCCATTCGCTGAAATCCGGTGTCTGAAAGGACGGTGACGTCACGTTCGCCAAGCTCCCATGAGCCCGGGTTGATCGAGACGATATCGCCGACCCATGCTGTAGTAACTCCGGTCGTTAGGGTGCCAGACAGAGTCAAGGTTGCCGAGTTGCCGGTCTGAAATCGCTGCGTCATTTATACGCTCTCCGTGTGAGTGATTAGGTAGTCGAAAATCGTCAAATAGCGGTGTTCCTGCCCGCCATCCGTTGGCAGTTCGTCTAGCGACTGATTGCCGCTGTCAATGTTGACTGAAAGAATCTGCATCGTACCCATCGCCCCGTAATAACCCACCAGCCCGCAAGTTCTAACCGCCTCCGCTATTGCGTTAGCACCGGCTCGCGTTGAAGCGTAGGCCGTGAACTCAATTCGACACCGCGCAACGCCTGCCAGCCCATTTAGCTTCGTATCATGTAGCGTGCTGACCACCGTATACGTCAACGCTCCTCCGCTCGAAACCTTGTAAGCTTGCGGCAGGACGTCAGGATAAATCCGCGTGCCAACCAAAGCGGAAACGCCTGTTTTTGCCGCGATGAAAGTTCTGACGGTTGTGCCGATGTCTGCCATTATTTAAGTAGTCCGCTGCCTTGCGGATTGTCCAGATATTCCTTAATCACTCGAATCGCCGCCGACTTTGCCGCTCCGGCTGCCTCGTCTGCCGATCGCTTGACAAATCGATTCACTATGCGCGATCGCTTTGACGCTTGTACCGCATCACGCCCCCAGTAAACCGCCCTTGCGTGATCTTTGCTGAATAAGTTTCCGTGTCCTCCGCCGTCGCTCCATGACGGACCCACAATTGCTTTCGCTCCGGTCCGAAACTTTCTCACGACGGTTGCAAGTGTCGTGTAAAGCGGTTTGCTTCCGCTCCATCGCTGCCGCGTTTTCTGGCTCTGTAGCTTGCGTGAATTAGTTCGCCGACTGTCGGGTACAATCATTCGCATCTTCGTTTGCACCGGCCTAGCAGCGGCCCGCATGGCCTTATCGCAAACTTTAAACCGCACTTCGGTATCAAGCTTCTTAAAAAGGTCTTGCACCTCTTTGTCGTTCAATACAGTCATTCCGACTTGTGCTCTTCGCGTTATCGCAACCATCACGCCACCGCCTTGCAATGAAGCTCTAAGTATCTGTTTTTGCCTTCGACCGGCACGACGTGGACAATTCCATATCGTTGACCGCTTCGCGTTATCTGCATTCGAGTTGTATAACCCGATCGATACCGAACCGTGAATACCGCGTTGATGCCAGCTTCGACCTGCCGCCCTCTTGTGGTCTCACCGCCTGCCGTCGATTCAAAGCTTGCCGGTTCATCGACAAGCCACGAAGAAAGCGAAACAACCGGCTGCCCTGCCGTGTCTTGTGTCGTGCCTTCCGTGCTGACCGTAACACGATCGCGCATCTGACCGACGCGAAACATTTTGCCTGGGCGATAGGTCATGGGTACGTAGCCCTCATTCGCTTGTAAACAAGTTGGGCATATCGCAAATCGTCATAAATCGCCGTTGAGTAAAGCATGTCCGGCGTCTCGAATTTATGGGCGACCAGCATTAGGATTGCTCCGCGGTCCAGTTGCGATACGTCCGTGGTATTCGCTCCATATCCGGCGACATAGACAACCTGCCATGCGTCCCACTCTTCTTGATAAGTCGGCACCGTGTACTGTCGACGAAACCTGACCAGCCCGTTCGGAATGTCAAGCTTGTAATCGGACGCCGAAACCGTCTGTAGCGTTCCGGCACTGTCACGATACTTGACTGAGGAAACCGATTGAAGCGGCCGAAAACTTAGTGGTATGTTTGGCTCCCATCGCTCTTGGACATGTTCAACGGTCTGCGTAATCATCTTGGTATGCGTGTCCGCTTCCCAAGTTTCGGTCGCCTCTTGGATTAAATCGGCCAACCGCTCATCGTGTGCCTCATCGCTTGCGGCGATGTTGAGTTGCCGCTTCGCTTCTTCGATGGTGACCGGATCGTTCGTCGGCTTGATCGTGACTCGAACACTTGGTCCCGTTGCCGGATCTGTCCGCTGCAAGTTCGTTAGCGTTTGCATTTTGCACCACCTCCGCCAAATTCATCCGACACAATAGATCCGCCACACCGCCGCCGATAACCTCGCTGTCGAGGCGGTGGCCGGCAGGAAAACGCCGCCAATCGGCTTTGAGTTCTACAAACATTCCTTCACCCATTGATTAGGGTAAATGTGCTTTGGCTCAAACGTTGTCGGGTCGTGAATAACGATCATCTCTTCGAGGTGTCCGATTCTCACTTTTGGATCCAAATACAACGAATTGCCAGCCCTTTCCCATTGTCGCCAAAAATGAATATCATCGTCGGTTCGACCGTCGCCAAATTCACCGCGTTCGTCTGCCGTGCAAATGAACCACGGCTTCGGCACGTTCTTAAGCTTGTGCAAATCGATTGCCGTTAGCCCGAAATGTGCCGTCGCAACTTTGATCGGCACGTCGCCGATCTCAAGCTTATTACCATCACGTAGCGACGTTAGTACAACCGCATCGCCGCGTCTCGCCTGAAAGCACGAAACCGCGTCCGCTTCGGTGTTGACCAACGTCTGCACGACCTGCATCAAATCGTCTGCCGTAAAAACGCTATCACCATCGACAGTTACCGCGACGTCAACGCCGGCTTCGATCGACTGCTCCAGCATTTTTTGCATACACTGCCCGTAAAAAACGCCGCCGCTAACCTGTAGCGGGATTCCTGTTTTTCGAAATGCCGCATCGATCACATTTCTGCAAAAACAGTTAACGTACCGCGGGGCCGTCATGCAGCCCGTGATTTTCACTTCTTTCGTTTCCACTTTGCGCCTCGGGTGGTTAATAAAATTAGGCCACAACAACTACGTCGGCCTGTCCGGTGGTGCCGCTTGGCCTGATTTCAGGATCGACAACGCCGATCACCGCAATACCAACAGCGTCAGCTGTCGCAACGGTGCCTGGTGTGCTCACCACCTTGAGAAACCGCTTTCGCGTCCCATCAAGGTTGATATGGAAAGCCGCGACCTGCGCAGCGGTTCCGATGGCAATCGCCTTCGAGAGATCGGCGTTGAAGGTAGTAAAGCTTCCGGTCGCCGCGTCGGCTTCGGTAATCGCAATCGTCACCGTCGAAGATTGCGTGGCCGCTGCCCTTGCTCCGATCGCTACTTGGATCGTGGCGTAATCAGCCCCAAGCGTATCAAGCGACGCCGAAACAGTTGCCGTCGAAACTTGCGGCGCGATCAACAGCGATCGCTTTTGCGTTTGTGCTTGTTTCATCTTTTTGCTTCCTGATTGTGTGTGTGATTTTCAAAAAGTGCGGCCGGCTCATCACCGGCCGCACCCGGGTCCACCCGAGGCGGCGAGTGGACTAGCTTTTTAGCCGAGCTTTAGCGCGACCATCGGGCCGGCGTCGGTTGCGTTGCCGCGTTCGTGGACGTTGATGTCAACACGCTGCAAGCCGCGAATATAGATCGTGTCCGACAAAAATCCCAAAGACGAATCGCTGCGGATCGAAATACCGCGACGGTTGCCCATGGTTGCGGTCATGGCGAGATCGCCGAGGTATCCGATGATCGCCCCAGAAGATGCGGTCTTCGGCATGACTTCGATGAAGCGAACCGGATAGCCCTGGAATATAAGTTCAGGACCGCGGCCAAGGTCGGCAATGTTGTTTCCGCCCGCTGCGTTCTGAAGCCTGCCAGCGGTCGCATAGTAGGCTCGCTTGTGGAAGTACCACGCTGGCGAAATGCCAGAAAACTCAGGGACAAGACCAACCATGTCCTCAAAGTGTGCCATGGTCACGTTGCCAAAGGTGGTAACGCCGGTCGCGGTGACAATTGAGCCTGCGGCCAAAACGGTTTTGAGACCGCTCATCCCGCCGTAGGTCGATGTTCCATCTCCGTTCCATCCACATTCGTCCTCTTGCAAAGCAAGTGACCTTGCAAACTCGCGGGTCACGATGTCGCCAAGCGAGATGATCGAATCCTCGTTTAGCGAGCCGGTAACCCGTGTAGCAACGCCCATCAGCTTCGCGTTGAGCTTCACTTGATCGAAAGCCATGTCACTCAGGCTGACGTCATTGCCTTCACCTGGAAAGTAGGTAGTGAACCCACTGACCCGCCGAGGAACGAGCGACGTGTCCGAGGTCATCGGCCATTGCATGGAGTATTGCCGGAAAGTTCCGTAATTCTCCTTCAGGTCGATGAGCGTGTTTTCGAGAATGTCCGGCACAAGATAACCGCCTTTTCCGTCATCTTCCGTCGAGTGGATCATTTGGATCCCGTTGTCGGAAAGCCACTTTTCGGATTTCTTGTTGCCAACAAGCGCGGCCAGATAGAACTGGCCGGCAATGTAGGCTTGTTCGTCATCCTCAAACGCGGTCAGCTTGGTCTGTCGCTTGATCGCCTTCGGGATCTTCGGCCGAATGTCGCTGTCTTCTACTTCGCGTTTCTTCGGCAGTTCTCCGCCAAGCTTCGCCACAACGTTAGCCGCTTTAATCGCGTCAAATCGCTCGGCCCGTGCAATCTGCGATTGCAGAGCCTGGATCTCGCCGGGCTTGTCTGAGGTGCCTTGTAGCTTGTCGACTTCGGCCGATTCTTCCGCGGTTAGATCGCGGTTTTCGGCCTTGGCAACTTCGAAAATCGCCTCGCACTTGGCCGCAACATCGGCCATTTTCTCTCGAAGGGCTTTGATGTCCCATTGCATAGCTTCGTTCCTGTCAGTGGTTAGGCCACCGCCCAGAAACGACAAACGGCCCGAGCGGGTGGCGATGGTTAAGTCGCCGACCTGCCGAGCCGCTAACGAGTTGCCCGCACAAATCAGATAATACGATTTGGTAACACTCTAACGGATGCCAGAGCGTTGTCAACTACTTTTTGAAAAAACTTGCCTTCATCGGTCTTGAGCACTTAAACCGCGAACCTGCTTGCGGCTTAGGTCGTTCGCCTTTTGCCATCGCCGCCTGCCGCATTGCCAAAGCCATCGGGTGCCAAGCGTCGTCCTGTAGCACGCTGTCGCCGATCTCGGTCACATAGCCTTCGGCCAGTGCCTCTTCGGCGGTGTAATACGTTTCGGCGTCCAGTTCCTCCATAACCTTCTTTTTGTCTTTGCCGCTAGCTTCAGCGTAAGCCTCTACAAGCGTGTCGCGGTACTTATCCAGAACGTCGGCCGTCTTTCGCAATTGCTCCGCGTTGCCAAACGTGAATGTCCATGGATTGTGGTTCATCAGCATGCCGTTTTTGGCGATCAAACGACGCTCACCAGCCATCGCAATGTAACCGGCGGCCGAATACGCTGCCGAATCGATGATCGTATCCGCCCCGCCAGGATGTCGTTTGATTGCGTTGTAAATGGCCCGACCTTCGTCCACGGATCCGCCCGGGCTGTTGATGCGAATCGTTGCCCGTCGATTGCCGAGCGCCTTGAGGTCGCGAATAACGGTAGCGGAATCGATCATCCCCCAGACCGCTTCGCCGATCACGTCGTAGATGAAAAGCTCACCAGAGTCTTTGTCAAATTCGTACATTTTTAGCCCTCCAAAGCTGGCAACAGGTCGCGGCGAACGTAGATAGAATTGACGCGGGAAATAGCGATGAGCTTGTAGTTGCAATATTCGTTATCAAGCTTGTCAAGTATTTGAGTAATCGTCGCTTGCAATACAAAACCGCCTTGCTCAAGGCGTTTTCCCCATAGCCACTGGGGAACATTTCCAACCATGCTATACACCGCGTCAAAATGCTCAACGCAAATAAAAGCCGGTTTCATTTTACGGGCAACGTCAGCAGCGATTGATAAATCTATTGAATCGACATCGACAACGACGCCAGCAAGCTTGTTTTCTACCAACGGCCCGAAATCGTATTCTCCGAAAACCGTCGCCAGCGGATAAACCTGTTTGAGAGCCGTTTGCCGCAATTCGTCAATTTCGTAGAGCGTCGTCGCAATGCCTTTTTTGTAAAGCGGCAACAATGTCAGCGGCAAGTTTGGCCCGCCATCGCCTGCGCCAATTTCGACTGCCTGATTAACGCCCAAACGCTCCGCCAAAGCGGCTAGATAACCGCTTTCACCGAATTGCCAGCCGCTGCGATGCTCATTGAGCCACTTAGCGGGCTCGTAAACCGTCCTGACCTGCCAATCATCCATTGCAAACCGCCTCTACAAGTGCCTCCGCACGGCCCGTCCACGTCGCTACAAGCTCTGCAACAGCACCGACTAAATCGTCTGGCCCAACTGTACCAGATAGCTCCAACAGCGTCTCATGCGATTCCTTGCAATAATCGGCCGCTATAGCCCTGTCTCCGCCAAGTTCCTCGACAACGTCGCCAAGTGTATCTCGCCAGGAACCATAAAAACGGTCAATCGACCCAATAAACTTATTGGGATTCGCCGCGTAGCCGTTAACTCTCTTGGCCTCAACGCCGATTAAATGCTGCAAACGCTCTAAAATAACCCGTCGATTGCTTGGCCCGACCGGTTCGTTATCGCCGGGGACTTGTTCGGTATCTGATCGCGGATCAATCGCTGGGTTGTCATACGTGTCGCCGCCTTCGTAGGGGTTCATCGCTAAGTATTTAACGCGGATCTCATTGGGCGACATAATCCGGCCCATTACCATCTTCGTTGCGAAGTCTGCTGTCTTACTCATGTCGGCTTTGAGCAGTGCCGAGCGGTCGAACGTGAATGCGTGGGTGTAACGCTCCTTTTGTCGCTCGGTTAGCAGCTTTGTCCATGCCTCTTGCTCAATCTTGGTTAGCCAGTTGTCGAGGCACGACGTTAAATACTCAAGATTGTGTTCTTCAAGGCTGTTATATCCTTGCGAATCACCATCGCCAGGAATTGAACCAAGCCCAAACCAGAGCATTACGTCCTGTCGCTGGAATTTTCGTTGCTCAAGCCACTGGGAATCGCGGCCGTTCATCGCGACCATGTTCGCCTTGATTCCTTCTCGAAGCATTGCGGTTTTCCCTGCGTTGTCTTCGCCATCATGGGCATCCCGAAAAAAGTCGAGAAACTTTTTTGCGTCGTCTTCATTGCGAAACATGCCTGGCGGGGCTTCAAGTATTAGCGATCCGCTGAAGCCTTTTTTTGCAAGAGAAAAAACTTGCTTCTCTGCAGCTAGGCCAGTGCCAAAGCTTTCGGCCGCTGTCGCAAATACGCTTTTTCCTTGAACGCCATCAAAGCCAAACCCGGGAACGTGAAAGACGTCCGCATCCGGAATTGCGATCACCTTTTCGGGATGCAAAATTATATCGTTGTAGAGGCTCAAATGGTCGTCACGATCAATGATCGTAAGGTGCCACTTTTCGCCATCGACCAAGCCGGTATCGCTTCGGTCTGGAAGCAACGGGATAAGCTCTTTCGGCCTGCCGGCAGCGTCGCGAATGATTGCCGATCGCCAATTGCCCCACAGCAAAGCATGCCCCATGCCCTGCTGCTTCCAGTGAAATGCCGTTTGGTAGATGTTAGGACGATAACCGACAAGCCGATACGCCGGATGCGACGGATCCGCCGTTACTTCTCGCTCGCCAAGTCGATTAACAATCATCGGCAACTTGCCCACGTCGCCGCTTATCTTGTTTGTGCAATACCAAACCGGAGCGTATTTGATCGCCTTCGATGCGCTCATTCGCTCGTCAAGGTCTTCTAGCGAAAACCCAAAGATACGGCCAGCAAATTGGCGAAACCGTCCGGTAAATTGTGTTAAGTAGTCGAGCATCCTACCCCTACGCTATGAAAAGGCTTCCGGTCGGTCGTGAAGGTGCAAGCATTGCCAGCCGCAATGCCATTAGCGAAGCGACTGCCGCGTCAATTTTCTCTTCGCTGTTCTTTTTGTCGGGCATCATGCGGCCGGCACTGTTTTCGTTCGTCATCATGGCAAGAAAACAAAACCGCAAGATGCCGTCTTTGTCGTCAAATGTTACCCGATTTTCACGGATTGCGGATGCTATTTCCTGCAACGGCTCATGGAAATGATAAGCGTTTTGCGGCATTTTAAGCACTTCTAGCCCGTGCTCCGATAGCTCGTCGCCAAGTTGTGCCGCGTTGTAGGGGTCGTATGCAACTGCTTTACATCCTTGCTCCCATGCTTTGCTCATCAAATCATCGCGAAGAGACGCCACAACGTAGCGAACCCGCCGCAACTGCCCTTCGTGGATCCAGTCGGCCCACGGCAGCCGCGTTAGATCGCGGGTCGTGTCTTCGACGATAAAGTTTTTTGTCGTTAGCTCGTAACGCCAAATATCCTTCCCGTCTTCGTCGCGATCGTGTGGGAATCGAGCACATAATGCCCATGACGCCAAGTCGTCACGGCCTCCGAGGTCGATACCGGCGGTTATGCAGTCCGCATTCTTCCAATCGGATAACGGCCCGCTGCATCGATCAAAGTCTGCCGAATTTATAAACCGGGCGGCGCTGCTGACTTTACGGTTCCCGTGGTAACGGATAAACCGAAGCATCGCGGCCGGTGACTCTTGGGCCTTCGTTGCCTGCTCTCTTAGGTATTCTGTTTTAATCGAGACGCCTAAATTCGGATTCGCTTTTACCCAGTTGCTTTCGTCAAGCGGTTCATCATCTTCGTCAAGCTCAAAGACGTATGAAAAAAATGTTTCGTCTTTGATGTCGCCTCTGGCAACTTTAGTCGCGTAGTCATAATCCTCTTGCCAAAGCTTTGACGAATCATCGCCAGCGGTAGTAAAGTCACCGATCAGCGGTTGCACGCGGTTGCCCGATCCGGTGACCATCGTGTCGTAAAATTTGCGATGATACTCTTGCCAAGCATGCTTTTCGTCCATGATCACAGCATGAGGATTTAGGCCGTCATAGGGCTTGTCACTACCGACACAGCGGATCGACCCTTGGTTGTGGGCAAAGGTGATCTGCCGATTTATTCGAGTCGATGCTTCGCGAATCCGCGGCGATTTCATCCGCATCCGCTCAATCTCGGCATACATGACCTTTTCAACTTGTTCTTTTTTGGTCGCACACAAGATCACTTCGGCGACGCTTTCCGGCCCTCCAGTTATCGGGTTGCGATCGATTGCGGCCAGTGCCAAAGCAAGCCCGGCCCCAAGAGTAGATTTACCGTTCTTGCGTGCCATCGACCAGAAAAAACGCCGAAAGCGTCGCGACTTGTCCGACGTTCGCTTCCATCCAAACAAGCACCAAACGCCGAAAGCCTGCCAAGGTTCAAGCGTAAACGGCTTGCCTGCAGAGTCTCCGATTGAATGACAAAGCATCACCGGAAAAAAATCGACGTAAGCACCGGCAGCACACAAATCAAAATAATACGGGAATTCATCGTTGCCGATTTTGTCGAGGTCGTCGACGTGACGCTGCACCGCTGCACGAACAGACGAACACACAACCAATCGACCGCTCAACACGCCGTCGATGTAATCGCGCACTAGTCTATCCGGCATAAAATCAACCACGGCCCATCCGTTCCATCAGCATGGAAAAGGAGTCGTCTTTGTCGTCGTCGGTCTTGAGCGACTTGAGCTTTTGCCGACTAGCTGGTGTTAAGCCAAACTCTGGCAAAAGCCGATTCATGTGCTCGCGGTACTTTTGTTCTTCAGCGACATAAGGATTCTTTTTAAGCTTCGAGTTGCCGTCTTTGTCGATCTCCCAAATAGCCAAGCCGGATTCATTCACCTTTTCGCGGGCTTCACGCCAACGGGCGTAGGCGGTGCAATAGGCAACCAAAATCTCTCGATTATCAGACGACAACACGCCAAGCCGCCCGAGGTCGTCGCAAAGCTCTAGCCACTTTTCCGTTTCAAGCTCGCCAAACCATTCCGGCATTTCTGGCTCGTTGCCGTCAGCCGTTGGCGCCGCCTCGTTTTTACGCTGCGGATCCTTGCGATACGCTCCGGTAAGCTCTTTAATTTCGGCAGCTATTGGCCGCCTCCCCTTGCCCATTTTAACACCTCACTCGCAGTATCCAATTTTGCGGACGATTACGCATGGT